CCGCAACCAGTATGTGGCGTCGAAAGTCGGGACCCGTGCCCGTGGCCGGGACGACGTGCTGCAGACGGTAGAAGCAGACGACATCCGGAAGATTGCCAAGGCATATGGGTACCGTCCTGCGGATCTAGATGAGCAGATCTTTTCGGCGGTAACAGGTCAGGTGTATGCGCCTACGGGTACGGTTATTACGGCGGACACGATTCGTTCGCAGGGTGCACAGTTGGCAAAGGCTGCGTACTGGCATCTGTCCCCGCAGATCGACGCTGGTTTGACGTTGGATCAGATCTTCAGCCCGTACAGGCAGCGTGCTGCCAGGACGTTGGAGCGTTCCGAAGCCGACATTTCGTTGGATGATTCGTTGTTTTCGATGGCACTCAACCCTGATCAGACTGGAAAGCAGATGTCACTTGCGGATTGGGATCGTATGGTTCGGACTGATCAGCGGTTCGGTTACCAGTACACGACGCAGGCAAACCAGGATGCGACGAACCTTGGCTTGTCGATTGCCCGCATGTTCGGAGGTATCCGATGAGCGACCTCGGAGTTGGTTGGGATCTTTCCAGCATTGACCTGTCCGGGATGCCGGGTCTCCCGGAAATCGTTGTTCCTGCCGCTACTCAGGGTCCGGTATCCGGGACGTTTGATCCGGCCACTGGCATGTATGTGGGTGGTGGCCCCTCCTATGCGCCTGGCAATCCTGCTAGGCCAGGGAGCGAGATGGACGGTGACAGTCCTAACCGGCCGGTTTCTCCGGAAGACGCACGTATCAGGCAGGTTGAAGAAGAACTGCGTCGGTTCCGTGAGCAGCAGGCCGAGATGGTTGCGCGTCAGCAACGTGACGCTAGGGACACGATCAAGCGGGTACTGGCCCAGTACAACCTTGACTCCTTGTCCGACTATTTGTGGAAGCAGTACACAGAGCAGTATGTGGATGTCAGCAACCCTGATGCGATTGTGTTCACAATCAAGGAGCAGGAGGCGTACAAGAGGCGGTTTGCCGGAAATGCGGCACGCGTTTCAAAGGGTTTGCCGGAACTAGATCCGTCCACTTATTTGCAGATGGAGGACTCGTATCGGCAGGTGCTGCGTAGCAACGGGATGCCAGACGGGTTCTATGACAGTGTCGAGGATTTTACCAAGTTCATTGAGGGTGACGTATCGGCTGCCGAGTTGAACGACCGTTTGCAGGAGGGCTACCGGGTGGTGGCGGATGCAGATCAGGAAGTCAAGAACCAAATGTCCCGTCTGTATGGGGTGACGGAAAGCCAGTTGGCTGCGTACTTTATTGACCCGGAGCGGGCCAAGCCGTACATGGTGGCGTCGGATTATCAGCGTCAGGCACGGTCTGCACAGATTGCGGCGAGGGCACAGGAACAGGGTGGTATCAGCCTGACCGGGGATTTGGCCGAGGAACTGGCACGCCGTGGGGTGACTGCTGCTGAGGCGCAGCAAGGGTTTCAGGAGATTGGGAATCTGGGAGAGTTGCGTCAGCAGTTCTCCGGTGAGGAGGCTCTCACTCAGGATCAGTTGGTCCGTCAGCAGTTTGGTGCCGACGTTCAGGCTCAGCAGGCTTTGGATCGGCGTCGTCGTTCACGTGTCGGCGAGTTCCAGGGTGGCGGCCGGTTTGCTGCTACGCAGGGTGAAACGTCTGGTGCGTTGCGCCTTGGTGTCGGTCAAGCACAGTAGATCTGCTATAGTCCGGTCGTTCCAACCGGGACACCGCAGGAGAGTCCCCGACTTCTGCGCGTAACAAGGGTGAGATTCAGCAGCCATCCGGGACCCTCCACCCTGGATGTGGGCAGAAGGAGTGGGTCATGTCAGACAACTTCGAGTTTGAAGACGAAGCCGTCGAAGACCAGCCACAACCGAAGAATCCGGTGCGTGCTCGTATGCGCGAACTGGAAGCCGACAACAAGCGTAAGGATGAACTCCTTGCTCAGGCGTCACAGGCTCAACGTGAACTTGCTTTCCTGAAGGCCGGGGTCAATCCCGAGAACCCGATGGCAAAGTATTTCATCAAGGGTTATGACGGCGAACTTGAAGTTGACGCGATTCGGAAGGCAGCCGAGGAAGCGAATCTCATTCAGTCGCAGGGAAGGCACCAGGAGACCGCCCAGGAACAGAGGGCTTGGTCGAGGATTGGTGCGGCATCTACTGCTGGGGAGACGAGCGAACCTCCGGTTGACTATGTGGATCGGATCAAGAAGGCGAAGTCTCATCACGAGGTGATGCATCTGCTGGCCCAGGCTAGGGAACAACAGGACAACTAGCCCGGCGGGTTCTGCCCGCTGGGAAAGGCAGAATCACTAACAATGGCACTTACCCAGACCAGTTCGCTGTCTGTCGACCAGGCAGCGTATGAACAGATTGCGTACTTCGCACTCCGTTCAGAAATGCTGTTTGATCAGGTTGCGGACGTTATGCCGACCAACCAGTCGATGCCCGGTTCTTCGGTGATCTTCACCAAGTACGCGGACGTGACGGCGGCGACGACCCCTCTTACCGAGGACACGGATGTGACGCCGGTTGCGATGAGCGACTCGCAGGTCACCGTGACCCTGGCCGAGTACGGCAACGCGATCAACACGACCGCCAAGTTGCGCGGTACGTCGTTCCTCGACGTGGACATGGCTGCTGCGAACATCATCGGTTACAACGCTGGCGACTCGATCGACCAGGTTGTCCGTGAGGTTCTTGCGGCTGGTACGCAGAACATCTTCTACGGTTCGGGTGGCGCTTCGCTGCCGACGAGCCGTGCGACGGTGGGTTCGGATGACATCCTCACGGCGAACAACATTCGTCGGGTGACGGCGTCGCTGCGTGCCAAGAGCGTCGTGACGTTCAACGGCTACTACCTTGGGTTCATTCACCCGGACGTGTCCTATGACCTGCGCCGTGAGACCGGCAATGCGTCGTGGAACGCGCCGCACGTGCAGGTGGACACCGAGAACATCTACAACGGTGAGATCGGCACGTTTGAGGCGGTCCGGTTCATTGAGACGCCGCGAGCCAAGGTGTTCGCCAATGCGTCGGATGGCTCGGGTTCGTCGACGGGTTCGTCGGCCACGGTGGACGTGTACTGCACGCACATTACGGGCCGCCAGTCGCTGGCGAAGGCATACTCGATGGTGGACGGCAATGGTCCGTTCCCCCGCGTGATCCAGGGTCCCGTTGTGGACGTCCTCCGTCGGTTCAACCCGACGGGTTGGTACTGGCTTGGCGGTTATGGGCGCTTCCGTGAGGAGTCGCTCAGCCGTATCGAGTCGGCTTCCAGCATCGGGGTCTAGTACTCCTGATACAGTAAGCATGGGGGGTCGGCGGTCTACCTCCACCCGTCGGCCCCCCACTTGCTGAGATGGCTACGTTTACTCCTCCTACCGACGATTTCGTAAGGTATGGAGATGCGTTCGTTTTTGGAGTGGCACGCCGTTTGTGGCGTTTCTTTGACCCGGAGCCTCGTGGCAGGAATGTGTACCTGCTCACTGACGGCACCTACTCGGAAGTAGACCAGCGGGATGAGGGGCAGATCCGCAAGATCTATCTTGGTGGTCACGCAAATCCGGTTGATGCTGATGAGGTTGCGTCTCTCACTGCTGCCGGATACGGGGCGTACATTTCCTAATGATTCATCGGAGGGTTCATCCCAACTTGGATGTAGAGGGCTGTTTCGGGTGCAAGGTTTCCGGCCTGTCGATTGCAGCCTCCGCAACCCCAAGTCGTCGTGGTGGGTCGAGGGCTGCGACCATCAATCAGAAGGACAGGGTCTTGGAGAAGGATCTCGACGCGTATAAGCGTTTGAGGTCGGAGGGTTTGCAGCCGAAGGCCATCGACGGTTCCGCGAAGGTGGAGAGCCGTGCCGATTACAAGTGGCAGGTGGAAACCGGCTTAGGTATTCCCAAGTGATCGTCGACAACCTGACGCTTATCGGGGCGTCGTGGGGGGCCGAGTACTTCGAGCGTTGGGGTGACCGGTGGCTCGCATCCATTCTTGCATTGGATCCTGCCCCTGCGCAAATCGTGGTTGCCACGGATCGGGAACTGCCGTTGCCTTCCCATTTCAAGCAGGTACGTGCCGAGCAGCCATACCATTGGGAAGCATTCAACGGTGCCGCTAGGGCAGTCGAAACTGAATGGTTGTGTGGTCTTGCGTTGGATGACACGCTTCCACCTGACGCGCTTCAGGACATTGACATGTCTGGAGATGTGGAGGCGTCGTGGGCGTTGGATAGCAACGGCACGCTGATGAAGCCGCGCCAGGAGAAGTGGATGAACATCCTGAACGAGGACTGGTATCCGTTGTCCGGGTATCAGATCATCAAGCGGGACGTGTTCCTCGCTTTTCCGTACAGGCCGATCGAGTGGCCTGACTGGGTTCAGGCTTTGGAGTGGCGTGACGCCGGGATCCAGGTCAGGTTCACTGAGCGGGTCAGGCAGAACTACACGCTCCATGCCGACCAGCATTCGCGTGTCAGGAACTATGAGGTGGCGATGGCACGGATCCGGATGGCCAAGCAGATGATCATGACCCGGGGCATGAAGCCGGGCAACTGCTGGCCGCCGGAGGGCAAGTGAACTTCCAGAACTGGAACGGGTTCACGGACAGCCGGTTTGGCTATGGGGCGATGCTGAACGGGTTCCTGTCGGCAGTTCCGGACGGAGTCCAGATTTCGGAGAAGGCGTCGGTCGACGTGCTCATGTCGGTCCCGTTTGCGTCGAAGGGCTGGTTGAAGGGGGCGCACAGGGCTGCGTTCACCATGTGGGAAACGGACACGCTGCCTCCCCGGTTCGTCCGTTGGATGTCCCAGTACGACCAGATCATCGTGCCCTGCGAGCACAACATCGCCGTGTTCGGGGAGCACCATCCGAACGTGGTCCATGTCCCGTTGGGTGCGGATCCGGAATGGTGGCAGCCGTACGACCGGTACGAAAACGACCTGTTCACGTTCACCTGCGGCGGGTCGCTGTGGAAGCGGAAGGGACTGGATCTGGCCATCGAGGCGTTTAGACGTCTTGGGTTGAACGACGCCCAACTGCTAGTAAAGGCGGCTCCACATGCGGCGGACACGCCGAAGGCCGTCGACGTTCCCGGCGTACGTCTCATCCGCTACTGGATGGACATGGATCAGGAACGGGACTTCTACAACCAGTCGGACTGCTTCATCGCGCCGTCGCGCGGCGAGGGGTTCGGTCTGATTCCGTTGCAGAACATGATGCTGGGCGTCCCCGTTCTGATGACGGACACGTCAGGTCAGGAGCAGTTTGCGGACCATGCGGTCGGGGTGTTCGAGACCCGGAAGGTGCAGGCGGAGGTCGGCCTGTGGGACGAAGCGGACATTGACGACATGGCGAACCAGATGTTGTGGGTGTATCAGAACCGTGACCAGGCCCGGGCGTTTGCGTTGAACAATGCGGAGGTCGTCAGGGAACGGTTCTCGTGGAAGAACGCCGCAGAGAAACTGGTGTCCGCCCTGCCGGAGGGAAAGAAACTGGTGACGAAGGAGGTGGTGGCTCCGGCCGTCATGTTCAAGGCGCGGGTTCGGCAGCACTGCGTCGTCGAGGTGAACACGAAGAAGCAGGAGTTCTTCCCGGGCGTTGAGTACGATGTGACTGAGAACACTCACGACATACTCATCGAGTCCGGCTACTTGGAGTCCTGATGGCATATACGAAGCCTGCGTTGCGGGAACGGATTAAGAACCGGATCATGGCCGGGTCGAAGGGCGGCAAGCCGGGGCAGTGGTCTGCTCGCAAGGCGCAGTTGCTGGCGTCCGAGTATGAGAAGGCTGGCGGCGGGTACAAGGGGGAGAAGACAAAGTCGCAGCGGAGCCTGTCGAAGTGGACGGGTGAGAAGTGGCAGACGTCGGACAAGAAGCCTGCGGATCGTTCGGGTGGCACGACGAGGTATTTGCCGGAGAAGGCTTGGAAGTCGTTGAGTCCTG